GGCCGCCCAGCAGTTGACGGGGCTGCCGACCTTCGGGGCGGGCGACGTGCTGATGTTCGTTCTCGACCCAAGCACTGCGCGCCTCTGGATCGGCAGGAACGGCGTCTGGCGCGACGATCCGGTGAGTGGGGCCGCAACCTGGACGGCGGCACAGAGCACGGCCTTCTATCCACAGGTCCAGGGGCGCAATTCTGGTGACGGCGGCACGCTGCGCTCGCAGCCCTCGCAGTTCAGCTATCCGGTGCCGCCCGGCGTGCTGCCGCTCGGCTACGAGCACCCAGACCTGCGGATCTTCGAGGCGCATGCCTTCATCGAACTGGCCTGGGACAAGGTCCTCAGCGTCGGCGAGCTGGAGGCCTGGTTTGATCTCGGCGGCGGCACGCGTCTGACCTCGGGCGGCGTCTCGATCTTCCTCGATCACGGCGGGGGCACGTCCCTCACCGCCGCCCAATCCGCCCTCTACATCGAAGTGGAACTGCCATGAGTTACATCCTGCATCTGGGCCATCAGCCCACCGACATCGCCGGCATCTCGGGGCTTCTGAACGCCACCGCCGGAGGGTTCGACCCGACGCTCGACGTGAACGCGATCCGGCATGTCGGCTTCAACACCTATTCCGCACCGTTCTCCTTCTCGGTGTCGGAACCCGTGGGCGATCTCTGGCTGGGGTTCCGCAATGTGCCGCCCAACGCCGACGCCAACAGCATCAACCGCGCCGAGGCCAGCTTTCTGGAATTCTACGGTGCGACCAACGTGCTGCTGGCCCAGATCAAGCCGATCACGACCACCAACCGCTATCACGCCATCGCCGCTGGCGACACCAGCGTGCAGGGCAGTTCCTCCTACACCGCCCCCAACGGTCAGCCGCAATGGATCGACGTGCGGGTGGCGGTCGGTGCCCAGATCACCATCGAGTTCTATGTCGAGGGCGTTCCCACATCAACCCATTGCGCTGAATGAAGATAATCCCGCTCAGCACCCGCCGGTCATCGACCCGAGGCTTGCCGCGGGACTTCGGAAAGAAAGGCCGAAGCCGCTCCAACTGCTCGTCCGTCAGCCAGTAAAGATCGCTCATGATCCCTCCCCAAGTGGGGAGGTTGAATCATGCCACAGCCTCTCGCTCAAGCAAAGTTATGGGTCCTGACTCTAGCGGATAGAATGACTCGCGGCGTCAGATGACGTCACATAGCCAGGTTTTCACTTGGGTTTCAGGTCACCAACGAATTTGACGGGCAGCCATGTTTGAAACGATTTTCGCCATGATCGTCGGGCTGATAGCCCTCTATTTCCTTGTGTGGATTTACATACTCTTGCCCGCGGGGATGGCTGCCAGGCGCGGCCGCAGTCCCGTTGGCTGGGTGGTTCTAAGCCCGCTGTTCTCGCCAATCCTCGCCTGCCTCCTGCTGCTGCTCCTCGGGAATAACCCGAACGCACAGCGCGGGTAGCCATCGCGGTCCGTTCCGGCATTTAATCAAGCGGATCGCTTGTCGCATAAAACAGGGAAACCCCGATCACGGCCGTCTTCAAGCTGGCCGCGCCCTCGACCGGCAGATCGACCGGGCGCGGCGCCTCCGCCTCGACCCAGTCGCAGAGCCCGCCCAGCGTGCGGTCGGCAGCAATTGCCGCGCCGATGCCGGCGCAGAGCGCATCGAAAGCGGCGTCGCGGTCGGTGCCTTGCACGACCGCCTCGATCTCGGCACGGTGCTGGTAGTGATAGGCCAGCGGGGACAGCGTCACCTCGGGCTCTCCCGGCTCGCCATCCCGCAGGATCAGCAGGCCCGCTGTGGGCACTCGCTCGGGCAAGACCTCACCGCGCAGGGCGGTGGCGGACAGCGCCGAGAGCCGCGCGTGCAGCGCGGTGAGGATGGTCTCGCGTTGGGTGGGCATTGGCGTTTCCGGTTTCACCAAGACCCCGAAGGCCTCAGCGGTTGCGGTCAGGTCTCGGACCCTGCAACGCCGCCAGCTTTCCCGGCAGGTCAGACCGACTGTGCAGGAAATCAATGATGATCACCTGCTCGGCGTCCTCGACGAAGATGACGAAATGCTGGCCGCAGCGCGCGAACCGCAGATTCTCGGCCAGATCCGGATCGATCAGACGGCGGCAATCCTGCGACAGGGCGGTGCCGGCCGCGATATCACGACAGGTGGCGATCAGGTCTGCTTCATAGGCGCCGGCCTGTCGCGGCCCGAAGGTCTCAAAAGTCCAGCGCGCGATGTCGATCAGAGAGGATTCCGCCGCCCGCGTCAGGCGCCACGGCTTCGGCATCAAGACGATTTTCGTGCGCGGGAGAATGCGCGACGCACGGCGTCTTCGCCGGAGCCTTCGGCCAGATCGCCCCGGCGCGCTTCGTCAAGGCCGGACGTCAGCCGGGCACGCAATTCGCCCAACTCGGTCTCCTCGCGTTCAAGGAGCCGCAGGCCCGCCCGCAGAGCCTCGGAGGCATTCTGATAGCGCCCCGACGCGACCAGCCGGTCGACCAGGTCGGATTGGGTGTCGGTCAGAACAACGTTTCGCGTGGCCATGTGGATCTCCAAGCAGATTATTGGCAATATATGCCAACAATGCCGCGATGTCGACCTCCGTTTAAAAGCGGGCCTCCACCCAGTTGGCCACGATCAGCCCCGGTACGCTGTCCAACGCCCGGTCTGCATCCCGCGCCAGGTCCAGCCGCTTTGGCAGCTTGACCTGCGGCACCAGCAGGAAGATCGGCGCGGTGACCTTTCCGCGCCCGGTCTTCGAGCGGGACACTACCGCCTGACCCTTCGTGTTCAGCCGTCCCTCCGCGACCAGCAGGCTCGGGCCGGTGCGGCGATAGACGAAGCGCAGGCGCAGACCGCGTCGCCGTTCCCATTCGCCGGGCGTGATCCGGCCGCCACGCAGGGACTTGCCCGCCGCGGGCAGCGGGATCGCCAGCCAGAACCCGTTCTTCGAGCGGATCAGCGGGCCGGTGTCATGCGCGCCGACGATCACCGGAGCCTTCGACCAGACCAGCGCGGCCGCGTTGAGGCTGGGTCTGCCTTTCGGGAACTGCTCGGAGCGGATGGTCCGCGCCAGACGGGCCCCGAGCCCTGCGCCTGTGATCTGTGTGCGCCAGGCGTCCTTGAGACCCGTCCCGGCCATCCGCATCGCGGCGCTGACAGCCTTCTCGCCTGCCTTCGCCTCGGCGTCGAGCAGGCTGGCAATGTCCCCGACTATGTTGATGCCGAGTTTCACGCCGGCCTCAGATCGACGGTCCAGACCAGCCGCTCGCGGTCGCGAATAGGCTCGCCCTGAATAAGGAATGCCCCGCCAGCTATCTCGATCCTGTCGCCGGGGCGCGGGTTCGCCACCTCGGCGGCGCGCAGGTCGATCCGGTTGGTCTCGGACCAGAGCCGCGCATCGCCGAAGTCGGTAACGGCATCGGCACGCCGGGCGACGACGCGCACCAGCATGGGCGCGCCGCCGTCGGCGATGTAGACCGCGTCCCGGCCGATGTTCGGATCGGCGAAGAGTGCGCCGACGGCGGCGGCGAAGGCGCTCATCAGAACGTCGCGTTCAGGCGGACCCGGCCGATTGTATCGCCCGCACCGCTCGCCACCGCCTCGACGGCCACGCCGATGAGAGTGTTATCGGTCGCCACCGTGGTGCAGCGCTTGTTGGTGTCGTCCCAATACAACTTGGCGCCGACGGTCCAGGCTTGGGAGCCGACCTTGGTGATGTCGAAGACGCCGACGAGCGCCGTCTCGACAGGCTCGCCGAGGGCAGCCGTTCCGGCGGCGATGCCGAAGATGGAGCCGACGAGCAGGCCATCGCCGGAGGCGACGGCGTAGGGCGCGGTCAGGGTGATGGTATTGCCGGGCTGGACGAAGTTTTTCATGACGGGGATCCTTGTGGAAAGACGAAGGGCGGCCCGTCAGGACCGCCCGTGTGTTCAGGATGGGTGCTTTACGCGCCCGGGTTCTTGTAGAGGCCGCGCCAGTCGATGGCCTTGGCGCCGAAGTCGAGGCGGCACTTGATCTCGACGCCGTCCACGTCGAAGCCGTTGCGCGTCTCGATGTAGGCGCCCTGCTGGCCCTCGAGATAGGCGTACTCGATGGTGTCGATCTGGTTCGGGCTGGCCGCCAGATACCAGGCGGTCTCGCTGGCGGCGTCGAGCCGGGGCTCGCTGATCGGCGCGAGCGTGCGGATCGACTGCGGCACCACGCTGGAGGTCGCGGCGGGCACGAGGTTCTGCGCGACCAGCTGCTCGGCCTTCAGTTCCAGCGAGGCGGGCACGATCAGGAAGGCCGGGCGGACGTTCAGCACCGTCTTCTTGTCGAGGCCGGTCT